AACGGCGATACGCCGTTTGAGGTCTTGCAGGCTTATTTTTCTCAACCTGTTGTGTAAACAACGCGACGATTTTCTACAAATAAGCGATGCGGATTGCGGTATCACACGATTTATCGCGTATCGCCCAAAGCCTGAGCCGCCTGTCGGGCAAATTGACGGGCAGCCTTGAAGAGCCTTTACGCGCCGTCGGCGGCATCCTAGAATCCTCGACCCGCCGCCGTATCGCCGAAACCAAAACTGCGCCCGACGGTAAACGCTGGGCGGACGTATCCCCCGCTACGGCACAAGCCAAAAACGGTCGCGGCGGGATTTTGGTGGACCACGGCAACCTCTTGGCAAGTATTACGCACGAGGCATCGGCAAAAAGCGTGATTACCGGCTCAATCATGGGCTACTTGGTTTATGTGCAAGAAGGCACGAAAAACATGCCGGCGCGTCCGTTTTTGGGCTTGTCTTCGCAAGATTATCAGGACATCGACGAATTGATGTCCGATTGGCTGGAAGGATTGATTGTCTGATATGGCTTTAAAACAGCATGAAAACTTATTGGCGGTCTATCCCGAAATCCTAGGTCGTCTGAAAACCGTCAAAGGCATTAAGGTGGTAAAGGAGATCGGCGAACTTGCCGAGTTGCTCGCCCAAGGCGCGGCGAAGCGCAAAGCCGCCCCGCTGGACGGCGCGGTCTATGTCGTTTACGGCGGCTCGACCTTTGCCGACGAAGCGAAAAACGGCAAATACCTCAAATCGACGCTGCACTTTACCTTTGTTTTGGCGCGAAGCTATACCGCCAACGGCAAATCCACGCTGTACGAGGTCGGCGAGACCCTGACGGCAATCCAACGGGCGTTTTCAGGCTGGGACGCGGGCGACGAATATTCCGTTACCCCCTTCCGCCGCATCGCCTCGCCATCCATCGAATACAACGACGGCTTTGCCTTTTACCCTATTTCATTCGCCTGCGATACCGTGCAGGCGGCAAACTAAAGGAGCTGCCACATGGCAAAACAAAACGATCATGGCTTAATCTTTGAGGGCGACGTCAAGGTGCGCAACCTCAATCAAAAAGGCTCGGGCTTTATCGACATCGGCAACACCACCGCCCTGACCACGCAGACCAGCGTGGAAACCAAAGAGCGCGTGTCCAAGCAAAAAGGCACTTACGGCAGCGCGTTGGACAGCCTGAAAACCGTCAAGCCCACCGAAATCGGCCTGAAACTCGACACCTTCGACAAAGACAACCTCGCGCTTGCCCTGATGGGCGAAGCCGCTGTCATCGCGGCAACGGCGCAGACCGTTGCGGACGAGACCGTAACCATCGGCAAGAAAGGTATGGCGTACAAACTGGCAAACGGCAATATCGACCCGGCTACCGTCAAAGTCAAAAACAAATCAAACGCCAATGTTAGTGCCAAGCATTTGGACATTAATGCCACCTTGGGCATGATTACCATCCTGCCGGACGCCGATACCGTCAACGACGGCGAAAACGTCACCGTCGAATACAAAACCCGAGATTCCGGCGGCTATAAAGTGTCCGCAGCCACCTTGTCCCGTTTGGACTTGGAAATCTACGTCGACGGCCGCAACCGCGTTACCGGCGAGACCGGCATCCTGCACATTCCCCATGCCGTATTGGCTGCGGACGGCAGTATCGACTGGTTCGGCGACGACTTCAACGAAGCCGAATTTAAAGGCACGGCGGTATTGGCTTCGGGCGAAACCTCGACCTATTCCTTCACGTCTTACAACAACTGATTTGGTTGGTAGATAAAAGGTCGTCTGAAACGAGCTTCTGCGTGACGCAGCGGCGTGGAGTTTCAGACGACCTTTTTTTAAACGGGTTTTAAAACAGGGTTAATTATGGCAAACATCCAAGCGGGTATTGAGATTAAGGCGGGTGTGTCCGGTACCGAACACATCGACGCGCTGGCGCAGTCCATCGAGGCGGCGGGCATTGATACGGGCAAGCTGACGGAAGAAGCGAAAGAGCTGGGGGCGACGCTGGCGAAAGCCCAAGCCCAGCAGGCGGCGATTGCGGAATATAAGGCGTTGTCGGCGGAATTGGACAACACCGCCAAAGAAATGCGCGCGCTGGACGAGCTGACCGCGACGTTGGAGAAATCCATGCGCGGCGGCGGTACGCAGCAACAGCAAGCGGATCTGGCGAAACTACGCGCCGAATCCGAGCGGCTGGCAAAAAGCGAAACCGAGCTGACGGGCAAGCTGTATGCCGCCCGCGATGCGATGTCGGTGTCTGGGGTGTCCGTCAAAAACCTTGCCGCAGAAGAGGCGCGCCTGTCGTCCGAATCCGCCGCAGCAACAGTGCAACTCGACCGTCTGACCGCCGAAGCGCAAACCCTAAAAGCCATCGCCGATGCCAAAATCCAGCTCGGTATCGATACCGACGATAAGGCGCGTCAGGAAATCCAAAAGACCAAAGACGCTTACGAACTGCTCAAAGACAGCGGCACGCTCTCGCACGAGGAGTTGGCGCGGGCGGCGCAGTTGCAGGAAGGCAAGGTGCGCGAGCTTGAAGCCAGCTTGAAAGGCGTGAAGCCGTCTATTACCGAAGTTGCTTCGGAGATTCAGGGCTTGGTCGGTGGTGCGGGCGGTTTGGCGTTTGCCACCCGCGAGGCGATGAAGTTTGAAACCGCGATGGCGGGCGTGAAAAAAGTCGCTGAAGGCACGGACGAACAGTACACCCAACTGTCAGACGAGCTGAAGAAAATGGGCGCCGAATTGGGCATTTCCGCCGCTGAAATGGCGGATCTTGCTGCGGCGGGTGGACAGCTCGGCATCCCGATTGAGAAGTTGTCGGAATTTACCGCCATCGCGTCCAAGATGTCGGTTGCCTTCGGGATGAGCGCGGAAGAGGCAGGCAATGCCGCCGCGACGATTGCCAACGTGTTCCAGCTCCCAATCGGCGAAGTCGAGAAGCTCGGCGATGCCATCAACGTTTTGGGCAACAATACCGCTGCCCGTGAAAAAGACATTGTTGCGGCGATGGCGCGTATCGGCGGTACGGCCAAGCAGTTCGGACTTGCCGCCGACGAAGCCGCCGCGCTTGCCGACGCATTTATCGCCTTGGGCAAACCGCCCGAAGTGGCGGCGACCGCCATCAATGCGCTGTTGCAAAAACTGCAAACGGCGCAAAGTCAGGGCAAGGGTTTCCAAGACGCGCTTGCGTCCATCGGTACGTCTGCCGACGAGATGGCGGCAAACATCGCCGCCAATCCGCAGCAGGCATTAACCGAGTTCCTGCACAAACTCGAAGGCTTGGACAAACAAAGCCGCGCCCTGACGCTCTCGCAACTCTTCGGAACGGAATACAGCGACGACATTGCCCTCTTGGTCGGCTCGCTGGGCGAATATGAAAAGGCTTTGGGTTTGGTCGCCGACAAGGGACAGGTCGTTGGTGCGATGCAAAAAGAAGTGGCAAGCGCCATGTCCACCAGCGAGGCGCAGATTGCCAAAGCCAAGCAGGAAATCATCAACGTTGCCATCGAGGTCGGAGAAAAGCTGCTGCCTTTGGTGTCTTTGTTGGCGAGTACGGTGGGCGGCGTTGCCGGCGCGGTCGGCGCGATTACGGAAGAGTTCCCCGTTTTGACGCAGCTTGCCGCGCTGTTTGCGGCGGGCGCGGTTGCCGTCAAGGCTTATGAGGCGGCTGTCCGTCTGACTGGAGGTGCAGTATCGGCATCGTTTGCGACCCAGCGCGTCAGCATTGAGGCAACCAAGTCATCCATCCTGACGACTACTGCCGCTGCGCGAGAGCTGGGCATCGCGCTCAAATCCGCTGCCGCCGGTAACGGCTTTGGTAACGGAGCGGCTGCCGCGGGTGTGTTGGCGCAAAACCTTAAACTGGCAGCGGCCAATGCGGGATTGTTGTTTGTGGCATTTGAAGCGGGGCAGGCAGTCGGCTCTTGGTTGCGTGAAAACACCGATTGGGCAAAACTTTTCGGAGACAACCTTGCCCGTATCCCTGCCATCATAGACAGCCTGTTTACTACGGGCGGACTGGACAAATACCGCGAACATTTCAAAACCGAAGCCCAAATCAAGCGCGAGTTGGCCGAAGCAGATAAAAAGGCGCAAGAAGCCGCTGAAAAAGCCGCTGCCGCCAAAGCCAAAGCCGCTGAAGAAGAGGCAGCCGCCGTCAAAGCCCTGCAAGCCGAATATCGTGCTTCCGCTGCCGAGCAGGCGGCGCTGGAGCGCAGTATGGCCGCCTTGCGTGCCGACGGGCGCGAAAACGGTGACTTTTACAGCGAGCTGGCGGTTAAGCTGGAAAACGTGCGCGATAAAACCGCCGAACTGAAAGCCGAGCTGGATAAGAAAAACATCAAAATCAGCGCGGACACGGGCGAACTTGCCGAAGCGCAGAAAGCCCTCGAATCTTTGGGGTTGACGGCGGAAGAAGTAACCACCGGCATGAGCAAAAAAGCGGCGGAAGGGATTGCCAACTTTTCCACCGCTGCCGCCAAGTTCGGCAACGATGCCGAGCAGATGTCGCGCTTGTTTCAGGCAGCATTAAAGCAGATGGACAGCCCCGAAGCGGTCGAAAAACTGAAAGCCGCCTTGGAGGACGCGGGCAAACAGGCAGGCATGACCGCCGAGGAAATTAAAAAAATCGGCGATGCCGCGCCCGTCGCGTCCGATAAGGTTGCCGACGCCTTTGCCAAAATCGGCGTGGACAGCAAAGCCGTAATGACGGGTATCAGCAGCGACGCACGTCAGGCGTTTGCCGACTTTAAGGACGCATCCGAACAGGCGGCGGCAGCGGGGCAGAAAGATGCCAAGCTGATGCAGGCGGCGTTTGAGCAGATGATGGGCAAACTCAAAAGCAAAGAGGAATTTGCCGAGTTCCAAAACCAGCTCAAAGCCAGCGGCGACGCGGCACTGTTGACACAGGAGCAGCTTGCCCGTTTGGGCGATGCGGCGTCAGGCGGTGCGGAAAAAGCCAAAGCCGCCTATCAAGGGCTGAACGATACGGCCGCGCAGGCGGGCGAGGCTGCCAAAAACGCCCACGACAAGGGGGCGCAGGCGGCGGAAGGTCATGCCCAGTCTGTCGGCAAGGTGGTCAAGGCAAACGACGAGGCGGCGGCCAGCGCGGAAAAGGCGGCGGCAGCAACCGAAAAAGCCGCCAAAGCCGTTACCGACTACGGCTACCGGCTCAGTCAGACGGGCGGCTACGTCAAATTCAACAACGAGCAGCTCGAATTGATGAACCAAAAATTCAGGGGCGTCAAAATCGGCATGGAGGCGACGCTGCAAATCGGGCGCATGAAGGACTACACCCAGCAGATTTACCTTGCCAACTCTGCCATGCAGCGGTTGAGCGACGCAACAGCGCAGGGTGCGTTGACGCAGGGCGTGTTGAACGATGCCGCCAGTGCGGCCGCCCGTGCCGCAGACAAGCTGGGCAATACCGAGCTGACCAAGTTCAGGAATGCGATTGCCGACGCGCAACGCCGCCTGAACGCGCTGCGCCAAGAGGCAAGCGACGCGACGCGCGCCCTTGAGGCAGAGCTTGCCGAACTCAACGGCAACGCCGAGGCGGGCTACGCTTTGCAGCAGGAGAAAAAGCTGCGCGAGCTGAATCAGAAACTGGCAAACGCCAAGCAACTGGGACAGGGCGACATTGCCCGCGAATACCAGCGTCAAATCGAGTTGCAGCAGCAAATCTACGACCGCCAACGCAACAAGCGCGCTGAATCTGCCGCGCAGGAACGCGCCCGCAGCCAAAACACGGCAAGCGGCAGCAACAATGTGGCGCGTCAGTTGCAGCAAATCGGTAATCCGCAGGTCAACGTCAATACAGACGACCTTAACCGCATTTTGGCGCAGCGCGACGAGGCAGTCGCCAGCAAAGCAGTCGGCAGCCTGATGACGCAACTGGAAAACTCGTTAAAGCGGACGACTTAATCCAGGCAGTAAATACAAACCCGACTGCAACCATGCCAAGCCCCGATTTTCGGGGCTTTTGCTTTAATGGGGTTTTATATTTAGGCAAAGGTCGTCTGAAATGGCCGATTGGATTTTAAAGCGCAAGGATACCGGCGCAACCGTCCGCCTGCCGCAGGATATGCGCTGGGAAGATGAATTTGGTTGGAACAAGGTGGCACAGGCCGCGCCGCAACGCACCTTGTCGGGCGGATTGGTGATCCAGCAGGGAATCAAGGCAAACGGCCGCCTGATTACGCTTTCGGGCGATTGGGTATGGCTGGACTTGGGGTCTTTGCGTACTTTGCGCGACTGGACGGACGTTCCCGAATTGGAAATGACGCTGACGCATTACGACGGGCGCGAATTTAATGTCATTTGGCGCACGCATGACGCGGCTTTGGGCAACGTCGAGCCGGTGCGGTACTCGACGCCGGAGTCAGAAAACGAACGATACACCGCCAAACTCTGCCTGATGACGTTTTAAGGTCGTCTGAAAGCAGGTTTAAACAGGGTTTAAAAAAGGTTTCAAAATGGAAAAAACAACGCGCCTGACGCAACAGGATTTGCAGATTTACCCCAGCCAGCGCATGACCGATACGCCTGACGGCGGCGGTTTGATGGTGGGGCAGCCGCTAACGGGCGAGGATAACGAGATTTTCCCGCCCGTCTCGGACGTTGACCGCACGATGGGCAGCTTGGACGCGCGCCTGCTCTACCCTGCCGTCCTGCGTAACGACTCCGAGCCGCTCTATGGCGGGCATTTCGTCATTACCGAGCCGCCGAGTTCCGAGAACGTGTCATTTTTGGCGTTCAAAGCGCGTAACTACGGCGAGAGCCGCGCAGACATCATGCCGCGCATCGAGGCGTATTCCGTGCCGACGGTCGAAAGCCGCATGACGCTGATGGGGCGGCATTTGGCGGGCGTGCGCCTTGTGCAGGCATATCAGCGCGAAGAAGCCCCGCTGCCTAAAGTGGGCGAGCGGTATTGCTTACAATACGAAGACAAAACCAATGCCAAGACCGAACGGATTACCGAATATTTCCGCATCGCCAACCTGACGCACGAAATGCGGACGTTTGAAATTCCCCTGCCGAGCGGGCAGACCAAAGAAATCCGCCGCCGCGTCGTCAAAATGGAGACGACCAACCCGCTGACGCGCGATTTTGATGGCGTGGACTACCCCGTCGAGGGCTATGCGGGCAGCAAGGTCAAGATTTTAGAGACGCAGGTCGCCGATTCGGCAAGCTATTACGGTGTCAAACCTGTTTCAGACGACCTTAAGGCGGGCGACGCATCGCTGACGGTTGCCAGCATCTACGAAAAGCTGGTTCCTACTTCGACAGTAGAGACGCCGTATGCCGACCAATATCCCGTTGCGGGCGATATGTGGGTGGCTGCCGCGCCTGAAAAACAGGTGTTTAGCGGGTATGTATCGGGCGGTACGCTGACGATGCCCCATTCGCTTTTGCCGGGCAGCATCAAAATCGGCAACTACAAAGACAATGCGCAGGGGCAGTTGGTCTCCGGCGACAACATCATCCAAGCCGACTACGAAAAAGGCCGTCTGAGCGGCATCCCGAGCGGGACTTATACCGTTTCCGCCATCCCCGCCGCCAAATCATCGGCTGCGCGGTTTGCCTTTGCCGTTGAAATCAAAGAGACCAACCAAGGCACGGCGTTTGCGCCGCTGCTGACACCCGCCCCCGCTGCGGGCAGCCTGAAAGTGTCGTTTATGGCGTTGGGCGTTTGGTATCTGCTCGCCGATTCGGGCGACGGCGTGTTGCGCGATGAGGCGGGTAAAGCAACAGGCACGGTGTCGTCAACCACCGGCTCTGTCGTGCTTAATCTGCCCGTATTGCCCGATGTCGGCAGCCGCCTTGTGTTCCAATGGGGCGGGATTTCGGGGTTTGCCTCGTCCGACGGCGGTAAGACAGGGACGGCAGCGACGCCGAAACCCGCAGAAAGTAAATGCACCTATGGCTTGGGTCATCCCATCAAGCCGGGTACGTTGGTATTGACTTGGGAGGACAGCGGCACCAAAACCGCCCGCGACGACGGAAACGGCAGTCTGACGGGCGATATGCAGGGGGCGGTTGATTACCTCAACGGCGTGATTTCGACCGCCCGCTACATCAACAGCAATACAGTCGAATACACCTGCGAAGAGACGCGCCGAATCAGCGCAAGCGTGGTCGGCGGCGCAGGCTACGGCATGACGGCGGAGGATAAGGGAGCGCATTGGGAGCTGGTATTCAAGGACGCTACGCCTAATCAGTCGGTCTTCAGATTGGATGTCAAAGGGCAAGTCTCTGAAGAGACAGAGTACACGGTGCCGAATTGGTATGGCGCAGCGGTTAGATAGGAGATGAAAATGGCGATTTCTGCCGGAAAAGAAATTAAATCAGGTACGGCGCGTATCAGTCTGCTCGCAGCCAAAGGCGGCTGGAAAGCGGGTAAAAACACCGTGCAGGGTATCCGCTGGGACAGCGGCAAGCTGATTGTGCCTAAATCCGCGTTGCGGGTGGAGGCGTTGGCTTGGGCGACCAAGTCTTATTCGACCTTGGGTGCCGCATGGCGCGCGCAGGAAAAAGACGCAACCGCCAAGAAAACCGTCGATATGTCTTTCAGCGACTGGAATGCGGAATTTTTGTCCGCCGACACTTCCCACGCCAAGCCCCGAAGCGGGCGTCTGGCAGGCGGGCTGACATTTAATGTCTTGATCGACTTCGACCAAGGCAGCACCTGCGTCTTTAATTCATGGTCTTTTTCAGACGGCACGGCCGAAATCGTCGAATACGGCGGCACGCTTTATAAAAACTGGGATGCAGCCAAAGGCAGCGGCGAAAATATCGGCACATTGTCCGCCGCCGGTGAAGTGTCTATCAACGACCCCGCCATCAAATTCCAAAGCCTCAAGGTAACGGGCGGGGTTGTCCGTTTGCCGCAGGTTAAGATTTTCTCTTATGCAGGGCGCACGCCCGCCGCGCCGGTCAAGCCCGAAAGCTTTACCGTCTATGCCAACAACGGCGACATCGTAGGTCGCAGCAATGCCGAGGGCAATATCGAAGGCGGCATCACGGGGAAAATCGACTACGAGACAGGTTTCTACGAAATTACCCGCACCGCAGGTTTTTATCCCGAAGAGCTGCGATACAACGCCGTAACCCAAGACAACCTGCCCTTGGATTCGTCGATTATCGGCATCGATGCCGTGCGCCTGCCGGCCGACGGACGCGTCCCCGTGTTCCGCAAGGGCGACATGATTGTGATTTCCAACCGGCTCAAGCAGGATTTGGGCAGCGCGTTTACCGCCGCCCAGAAAATCACGCTCAACCGTCAAAACCTAGACCGCCTCTGCTTGGTCGACAGCAAGGGCAAACACGTCCTTGCCGAAAAATACACGGCAGACCTTAAGGCGGGCAGTATTACCTTCGGCGAGCCGTTGGACTTGTCGCAATACACCCTGCCGCTTACCGCCGTTTGCGCGTGGGAAGAGGAAAACCGCATTACGGGCGTCGATATTTCGGGTCGTCTGAAACTGCAATTTGCCATTTCGCGCGCCTACCCCAAAGCAGGGACTTACGTTTCATCCGCCCTGATCGGCGGCGATTTGCTGGTACGCGCGACCGAGCCTTTCTCGCAACAGGCATGGGACAACGTTTGGGCGGATTCTCGGCGCGGCGATCCGATTCTGGCAAAGGCCAACGTCAAGGACTACCCGATCAAACTCGCCAGCAACGGCGCGATTACCGAGCGTTGGCTGATTAGATTCACTACTGCCAACCAGTTCGAGCTTTACGGCGAGCAGCTGGGTTTGGTCGCCAAGAGTGATACCCTGACCGACCTCGCGCCGACTAATCCCGCCACGGGTAAGCCATACTTTACGATTAAATCGACAGCGTTCGGCGGCGGATGGGCGGTTCAAAACTGCATCCGTTTCAACACCTACGGCACGCCGCTGCCCGTGTGGATTCTCCGCAGCGTCCAGCCTTCGCCCGACAGGCAGGAGGGGCGCGACGGCTTCACCGCCTGCCTGCGCGGTAATACGGTGGCTGAGTAGGCGCAACGAATAAAGGTCATCTGAAACTTGAAATCATGGTTTCAGATGACCTTTTTATACCGCCTGTTTATTTTTAATGCCGTTTAATTTAGAATATCAACGTCATCAACCAATAAGACAAAAGGGAAACTATGAATCTTATTACTATTATTGTTATCGCAACCAGTATTTGGGTATTGATTGATGCTCAAACGATAGGCGTTAAAAAAGGACAGATTCAAGGGATGGGTAATATGGGGCCGATTGGCTGGTTTCTTGCCTGTTTGTTGATTTGGATTGTCGCCTTCCCGTTTTATTTAGCCAAACGCGGCGAGTTTAAGCGTATTAATGGCAAATAAGATACCCGACTGCAACCATGCCAAGCCCCGATTTTCGGGGCTTTTGCTTTAATGGTACTTTATATTTGGGCAAAAGGTCGTCTGAAATGTCAAAGACAGAAAGAGTGCCGGTCAAGGTTTATCGTTGGGATGACGAAGGTGCGCCGCAGGTACTGCCTGCGGAGGGAGATATTAAAACCATCCTCAAAGCCTGCTTGGTAACGGGCTATGGCGAAAACGAAAACCGCAAAGAGCCGCTGGGATGGGAAATGCCGTTTGAAAATGGCAATGCCGCCTATTTTCGCAGTACGCACGAAAAATCAACCAAATGGGCGTTAGGCGTATATGGGTCTGTCCAATATGGCGGGTGTGAGGTTGTTGGGTTGAAAAATCCGACAACTGCTAAGACCGGTGCGAAAGAGGCAGTCTTTGCCCAATACGGGCAACCCCGGAAATTCATATATGCGTCTATCCGGCGAAATGCCAAAGAGCCGCTCTAATGGGTTGTGGTTGGACATACCCGCGCTTTTTGCCTACTTGTTATTAATGCTAATTTTTCGTCAATGTGCGGGAGTCTTTATTTTGGAGATTTTCCCAGTTTTGCTCCTACTGATGATGGCAACTGTGTAATATCGATGACAACATCTAATTCTTATGCATTGGATATAGGGACTAACTCCCAGCAATGTTTTTTGATGGAGGAATATTCGGGCAATATTTTGGGCCAAGCCGAATTATTGAGTCGGTTAGGCTTAAATAACAATATAGCAATTAATTATCCAAATCCCGTAACAGGCGGATTTTCAGCGGAAAATGCCCTTATTTTTGAAAAAGATAAACAAAATAAAAGTATGTTGCGCGGGCAAATGTCAGGTATCAAACTGATATTTGAGGCAATGCCTTTGCCGACTGTTGTCCCGTATGGTCAGGTTTATATAGTCAATTAAAAATAAAATAGTACAATACTCAACTTTGAAGGTCTAACCATGGCATACTCTGCGGACTTAAGAAA